GTGCAGCCTATAATGGAAAAAGAAACTTCTTTAAAATTAAATCCATCCTATACCTACTGCAGGGTTTATAAAAAAGGTGATATTCTAAAAAGACACAAAGACAGATTTAGTTGTGAGATATCTACAACTATGAATTTAGGTGGAGATGATTGGCCGATATATCTAGAGCCTTCTGGAAAAAGAGGAATGAAAGGTGTTAAAGTAAACTTAAAACCAGGAGATATGTTAGTCTATCGAGGATGTGATTTAGAACATTGGAGAGAAAAATTTAAAGGTGATGAATGTGTTCAAGTGTTTTTACATTATAATAATATTGCTACAAAAGGATCTAAGGAAAATATGTTTGATAAAAGACCTCATATAGGTTTACCAGCCTGGTTTAAAAATGGATAAATTTGTAGATAAATATTTAGAGGACGTAGAGTGGAATCAAAATTTTAGTCAAGGATGGAATGTATCTGGTGTTTTAAAAAATAGATTAAATGAAAATTTAAAATATGATTTACGACCTGTAAAAAACGATATGAAAGAAATGAGTTATAATTCCAAAGCAGATAAAATAGTTTTTGATATAGATGAAAAATATTATATAGTAGATTTTAAAGAATTAAGTGATTTTGTTAAAGAAAATAAAATTAAAAAGATACACTTAAAGAAAGTAATAAAAGATTTAGATTGGAATATTATTTTAAATAAATGATAAAAATACATAAACATATAGAAAGACAACTTTTACAAGACTTCTTTTTAATAGAAGGCACTATAGATGTTAATGCGGAATACTTTATTGAAAAAATAAAACAAGGTGTAAAGGAAGAAAAAAATCAAAGTTACAAACAGCATGTAAAAGCTGAAATGACACCTTGGACTTATTTTAGAGATGATAAAGAATTTTTAAAATGCTTTTCTAAAATGGCTACTTATTTAGATTCTTCTAAACCTTTACCAGCATATGTTCTTGTAGAAGCTTGGGGTGTAATTTCTAGTGCAGGGGACTGGACTTCAAGACATGACCATAAACCAAATATTCTTGCAGGTGCTTTGTATTTTAATGATCATCCCCAAACTTTAGATTTTGATGAAATAGGTGTTCAAATAAAACCTGCTAAAGGTAAGTTTGTTTTATTTTCACCTGAACTTCTCCATAAAGCTTTTCCTCATAATTCAAAAAAGAATAAATACGGTATTAGTTTTAACTGTTGGTTATCTGATGTTCGTAAATAAAAAAACACTTTTTGTTCATATACCTAGAACTGCTGGAAGATACGTTGGATATCTATTAGAACAGAATGGATATTTTTGTTATCACAACGATCATTTAATAACCTGGAGGGGAAGAGAACTAACGCATTTAACTTTCCCTGAACACGAAGTATATCTTTTACAGAGTCCTATTAAAAAATTTACTATCATACGAGAACCTGTTGATAGATGTATAAGCACATTAATAAGTTATGCAAAAGTTAATGAAGATAAGATAAATCAGGTTTTTAAAACTCAAGAATCTTTTGATAGTTTTGTAAATGAGTGTAGAGTAAATGACCCAACAAACTGGTTTGTACCACAGGTTAATTTTATAGATTATAAAACTAAAATATGGAGATATGAAGACAAGTTATTTTTACCTTTTTATAAATGGTTATATAAAAATTTTAATATTAAAATTGAAGATAGAGACTATAATTCGAAACAATATATAGAAAGCATTAAATCTCCAATAGACAATAAGGTTGATTTAACTGAAAAACAAAAATCTTTTATTAAGAATTATTATTATCAAGATTATAAACTTTTAAACTATTAATGAATAAACCAGCTGTAGTATATCCCTTATTTAGTAAACTTGTCTATGTTAAAGAAACAGACATAGATACATCAAAAATATTAAAAATAGTAAAGAAAAAAAGTTGGTTTAAGGCAGGGGATAAAGACAGTGTGTCCAATCATGCTGATGCATCCACTGATTTAAATGTTTTAGATAAACCTGATTTAAAATTTGCTAAAGATCATATTTATAAATACATATATGAATATAATAATACAATTTTGAAATATAAAAATGATCTGGTTTTAACTAGATCTTGGTTTACAAAAACTGAAAGTAATCAAATTTCTGATTATCATAACCATAATAACTCTTTTATAAGTGCTGTATTATATTTAAAGCCTCCTAAAGATGGAGCCAAAATTGGTTTTGTTGATTATTCCACTAAAAGATTTGTACCTGATTTAATAGAAGAAAATATTTGGAATGCCCCGGCTTATGCTTTTCAACCCACAGACGGAATGTTAATTATTTTTCCTAGTGATGTTTTTCATAAAGTATTACCACATAGTAGTAAACAAACTCGATATTCATTAGCTATTAATTATATGCCTGTAGGTAAAATAGGCAGAGAGTTTTCTGATAGTTTTGTCAATATACACGGTTTAGACGGCAAATCTTAAATTTGCTATCTAAGTTGGATTAGAATATAATACTACCAAAATTTTAAAAACCCTATATAATACCAGGCTTATGCTACAGAAGCTTAATTTTAAACCAGGATTCAATAAACAAGCAACAGACTCAGGGGCTGAAGGCCAGTGGGTAGACGGTGATTTTGTTAGATTTAGATATGGATTGCCTGAAAAAATAGGTGGTTGGGAACAATTAACTGTAGCTCAAGAAACTTTACCAGGAGCTGCAAGAGCTCAACATGCTTTTACTAGTTTTAAAGGTGAGAAATATGTTGCTATTGGGACGTCACAAGGATTGTTTCTATACTACGATGAAGCCTTTTACGACATTACACCTTTAGCTTCTCAAGTAACTGGAACAGCTACTTTCGATACTGTTCAAGGTTCTGCTAACGTAACTGTTAATCTTACCGGCCATGGACTAGAAGCTGGAAGATATATTACTTTTAACTCTATGTCCGTTACTCCAAATGGATTTACTGCTGCATCTACTTTTACTGATGGAGCTTTTGAAATTAGAAATGTAACAACCAATACTTTTGATATTACAACACCTATCGTGGCGGTCAACCCAGGTGGGAGTGCAACAGGTTCAGCTACTGTTATGCCTTATGAAATAATAGGTCCAACATTTCAAACAGCTGGTTATGGTTGGGGAACTTATCAATGGAACACAGGGACATGGGGAACGGCTAGAACTGTAAGCAACGTGATTCTGGATCCAGGCAACTGGAGCCTTGATAACTTTGGAGAAGTATTAGTTGCAACTATATTTAATGGAAAAACATTTACTTGGGATGCAGGCGCATCAGGACCTAGAGGAATCCGAGCTTCTCAAACCACAACTAATTTTAACACAACAAACAATCCTACAGCCACACGAGTATCTCTTGTGTCTGATAGAGATAGACACTTATTTCATTTTGGAACCGAAACTACTATTGGAGATTCAACCACACAAGATCCAATGTTTGTAAGATTTTCTAATCAAGAAGATTTAAATACGTATGCGCCTTCTGCTACCAATACCGCGGGCACATTTAGACTAGATACAGGAAACAAGATTGTAGCTGCTATACAAGGTAAAGATTATGTGTTCTGCATAACAGATCAAGCAGCTTATGTAATTCAATTCGTAGGTCC